GTAATACTGCGGATGGTGGGAATGGTGGGGCAGGGACCGAATACTCTTATACCGTTTTGAATGGTTCCGCTTCGTCTGGCACTGCCGGTTCTGGTGGTGGTGGTGGCGGTGCGGGGTCTACGGTTTCTGGCAATATTGGACAACCCGGTAATGGTGGCTTATATGGCGGAGGCGGTGGCGGAACGGCAGCCGACCCCGGAACAAGCACTGGTGGTTCAGGTGCTCAGGGGGCAATCATAATCACCTATGTGACTGCCCTTGATGACAACGGCTTCTTTGCACTATTTAACTAATGGCTCCCCGTCTTCAAGTCGCTGCTCTTGCCCTTAGTGCATCTGCACTGGTTGGCATTGCTGTGCACGAGGGATATCGTGAAGAAGCCTATATTCCTGTCCCCGGAGACGTTCCTACCATTGGTTTTGGGACCACTGGAGGGGTAAAAATGGGCGAAAAAACCACCCCCGAAAGAGCCCTTATTCGCCTGTTGAATGACTCAAACAAGTTCCAAAATGCGGTCAAAAGATGCGCTCCAGTCCCCATGCACCAGCACGAATTCGATGTGTACGTCAGTCTGACGTACAATATTGGCGAGGGGGCTTTCTGCAAAAGCACCTTGGCAAAACGCCTTAATGAGGGTGACTACGAAGGCGCTTGCCGTGAGATACTACGATGGAACAAGTTCCGTGGCCGTGAGCTACCGGGCTTGACCAAAAGACGCACGGAGGAGTACCACAAGTGCTTGGGCTCTTAGTAAACAGGTGGGTAGTTGGAGCACTAACCGGGCTGATAATGCTCGGTTTTGCTTATTGGAAAGGCTACGTTAACGGCCAAAACAACACCCAGCAAAAGTTCGATGCCTACGTTGTGGCACAGGAGCGTGAGGCACAAATCAAGGCCGAAGAAGCACGTCAAACTGAACGTGACTTGCAGGCCAGAATCAATAAGATTCAGAAGGAGAAGCGCGATGTCTCAAAGATTGCTGATACTAAGTACCACGCTCTTGTTGACAGCCTGCGCCAGCGTCCCCAAGAACGAGACACCTCGGATGGAGTGTCCGGCAGTGCCGGAAATGTTGTGGGATGCACCGGAGAGGGACTGGCTCGGCCAGATGCAGAATTTCTTGCAGGGTTTGCTGCCGACGCAGCCAGACTCCAAGCAGCCTACGACTCCTGTAGAAAAGCCTACGAAGTAGTCTTCAACCCACAAAACAAAGCGACTGAATAATATGCCGCTTCTTCGACTTTTTCTTAAGCCGGGAATTGATAAGCAGAACACCGAATACGGCGCAGAAGGCGGCTGGGTGGACTGTGACTACATTCGTTTCCGGTATGGCCTGCCCGAAAAGTTGGGCGGCTGGGAGCCACTGGATAACGGTTCAAATGTATATCTACTTGGTCAGGTAAGTGACATTTTTACTTGGAATGACCTGTATGGCATTCCGTACATGTTGGTTGGGACCACCAAAAAGCTATATGCCTACCGGGGTGGTAACTGGGGGGATGTCACCCCAATCCGAAAGACTTCAACCACAGCCACGTTTACCACCACTAATGGTTCAACCACCGTTACGGTAAATGACACCGCACACGGAGCTATTGCAGGGGATTTTGTCACTATTTCCTCAGTAACAGGAGACCCCGGAGGTATTCCGAATGCCTCCTTGCAGAATGAGTTTGAGATTCAGGGCGTTCTAAACGCCAATTCATACACCATCGTAAGTCCGACGGCGGCTACTTCTAGCGCAACAGCGGCGGGAACTGCGACCGCCACGTATCAGTTAAATATCGGCTCCACAGTGTCGTTTTTTGACTTGGGTTGGAGTGCTGGTACTTGGGGTGAGTCCACTTGGGGTACTCCGCGTTCCCCGGCAACTCAGCCCTTGATTACTGCACGTGTGTGGCAGTTTGATGCCTTTGGCGAAGATGTTATCTGCCAGCTTGTTAATGGACCAGCCTACTACTTCGATACCAGTTCTGGTATTAACACTAGGGCCACGCTTCTTGCTGGTGCACCGACAAAGAGCAACTTTGCTCTTGTGTCCACTCCTGATAGGCATTTGGTTTGCTTTGGCACGGAGAATATTGTCGGCACCACAACCACACAGGACCCGATGCTTGTGCGCTTTTCCAACCAAGAAGATGCCACCGTCTTCGAGGAAACAGCCACAAATACTGCGGGGGCCCAACGCCTTACTGACGGCAGTCGAATCCTTTCAGCCATTCGCTCTCGTGGTCAGATTCTTATCTTTACGGATACGGCACTGCATGCCATGCAGTATGTCGGACCTCCATTCACCTTTGGCTTTCAGCAACTAGGTGCTAATTGCGGATGCATCGGACCACATGCTGCGGTTGACGTGAACGGCCTTGCGTTCTGGATGGGCAAAGAAGCCTTCTACATGTTTGACGGTACGGTGAAAAAGATGCCGTGTACTGTTCAAGACTACGTATTTAAGGATGTCAACCTAGTGCAAGGATTTAAGGTTGCGGCTGGGGTGAATTCTCAATTCAATGAGGTAACGTGGTGGTACTGTTCTGGGGATGCTACCGACATTGACCGGTTTGTTACGTATAACTATCTTGAGGATGTGTGGTCCATCGGGACCATGGCAAGAACAGCGTGGTCGGATATTGGCACGTTTGAAAAGCCTCTTGGCGCTGCGTATCTGCCCGACAGCAATGCTGCTACTACCACTACCATCTATGGTTTGACCGCCGGTAGGTCTGTGGTTTATAGGCATGAGACAGGGTATAACGGGGATGGTCAGGCCATTGACTCGTACATCCAATCGGGTTATTTCGACATCGGTGACGGCGACAACATGGTGTTTATGAAGCGGTTCATCCCCGACTTCAAGAATCAGGTAGGCGAACTAGATGTCAATCTTCTCCTTCGTGCCTACCCATCTGCCACCGCCACACCAAGCTCCTTGGACCCTTATCCAATCACCCCGACCACTCAAAAGGTCGATACCAGAGCCCGTGGTAGGCAGATTTCACTGAAGATTCGCAGCTACGAAATCGATACAAATTGGCGTTTTGGCACCATGCGAGTTGACCTCCAACCGGATGGTCTGCGATGAGCAAAATCAATAACGTCCGTCTACCAAACGCCGCTAGGCAACAATATGACCCTAGCCAGTTTGACCAGTTGGTGCGTTCTCTTGAACAAATTATTCTTCAATTAAATGCCACCTACGGTTCAGTCAGTGACCAAAATCAGGCCGGTGCTGCTAGCTGGTTTGCTAATGGCGGTGCGGGAGCAGCGGGCTTTGCTGCTGGAATCAGGGGCGCACAGCTAAGTAACGGTATCGCGTTGCCGTATGCGATGCTTGTTTCGGATGAGGACCAAGCTAACGCAAGTATCACAGGCGAAAACCTGATTACGTTCACTTCCGTGTCTCCTTCGAGGGGAATTACGGTAGAGAACAACTCAGAGATACACGTACCGTGTGCCGGTCAATATCTGGTTGCTTTCTCGCTTCAGGTCACAAACCGGGGCAATACTGCGGCTGAATTTGAGGTTTGGGCCAAGGACACCGGCACTAATTTCCCGCTAAGTAATACACGTTTTGATGTTCCCGTTCGTAAAAGCAGCGGTGTATGGAGCCATATAGTTCCAGCGGTAGCGGGTATTTTTACGGTAAATGACCCGTTGAATGACTACCTTGAACTGGCTTGGTGGTCCGATAGCCTTGATGTGTATTTAGAGCACTATGCTGCTGGAACCTCACCAACAAGGCCTGAAATTCCTTCTGTGCTTCTGACTATCAATTTCATCTCCACCCACTGATATGGCCAATAAATATCTTCGTAAATACGACATCCCTGCGGCCACGACGGAGACCTTGTTGTACACAGTGCCCGCTGCAAATACCGCTATTGTCTCGTCTTTACGGGCCACCAATGGAAACGCCAATAACGGCGCTTTGACCGTGGTCGTTTATCCAGAAGGCGGGGCCACTGCTCACTACGTACTGAAGGACTATGTTATTCCGACTAACTCAACGATGGACGTATTCAGTGGTGTTCCACTTGTTCTTGAGGCCACGGATGAGTTGGCTGTTGAAGCAAGTGTGGCTGATGTGTCCGTATATCTGTCCTACCTTGAGGTAGATAGGAATTGATGGTTTTTTGTGGTATGGGGTATACTTGTGCTAGCACTAACGCGAAAGTGCGAAAAGAGTCGCGCCTGATACCCACCCATTTTTACTGCATCGAACTTGAGGTTCGCAATGGATGAAGAAGGCATCATGGCGCTAGGACCGGGGTCCATGGACCAAGGCCCAATGCCGGAAGAAAACACTCTCAGCTATAACGAGGCGTATAACGCCACGAAGAATGCTGTCCGCGAGTTCCACCCAGAAATCTCATCTCAGTATGAGATGGGAATGGACGAGATTCTTGCCGAGCTTGGTAATCTGACGGTAGAAGAACTTGATGCGCTCCGTCAGCTTGTTGAATACGTAGAAAAGAATCGTGACCGCTATCCCGAAGTGATGGCGGAACTTGTCGCCCAAGACATCATTGATGAGGGCGATTTCCCACCTGAATACGATGAACAATTCATGGCTGTGCTTCGCGCAGCTATCGAAGAAGCTTCTCTCCGTGGCAAGGCCATGGAGATTCCTCAGGTACAACAGTTTGCAGACGGAGGCCTTGCCTCCTTGGCCGCTCAGGGTCGTTTTGGCGACACCATGCTGGCCCACATTACTCCGACAGAAGCCGCAATGCTCAAGGCAATGGGCGGCTCTGGCACCATCAACCCGATGACGGGTTTGCCTGAGTTCTTCTTCAAGAAGATTTTCAGAGCGATTAAAAGGGTAGTTAAGGGTGTTGTTAAGGGTGTCAAGAAGGTCCTTAGCTCTCCGATTGGTCGTATCGTCGGTACGATTGCTCTTACCCCATTTGTTGGTCCGGTTGCTGCCGGTGCAATTGTTGGCGGTATTACTGGCGGGGTTAAGGGTGCCATTCTTGGTGGTATCGGTGGCTACGTAAGTGGTGCCGGGTTCACTGACGATATTCTAGGCAGTGGCATTGGTAAGAGTCTGGTTGGTGCTCTCGGTCAGACTGGTGCTAAGTTTGCCATCCAGACCGCAACCGGTACTGCCTTGGGGCTTGCCGGTGGAGCAAAGCTAGGGGATGCCATTAAGGGTGGCGTGGCTGGTGCTGCACTCCAATACGCCATGGGCAAGACCCTTGGTGCAGGTCGTAAGCCGGGTGAGGCACCCGCACCGATTCAGGAAAGAGGCATTGGTGGGCTTGGTTCCACTGCTCCTTCCCAAGCTCCCGGTGGTATTTCTCCGGGTATCCCCCTGCCTCCGCGTGAGGCAATCGTTGGTACACCACTTGGGCCAACCGGCCCTGCGGCTCCCGGTTTTGCTCCGGCACAGCAGATTCTTACACAAGGTGCTATGCCGACTTCGTCGGTGGCGGCCACTAATCCGGCGGTTCAACAGGGTGTAGCAAACGCATTCGCGGATGCCGCAGAGGCAATGCCTCTGACTAGCCAAATCAATCGTGCCGCCGCCTCGGCAACCCCGACCATTTCTCCGATGACTCCTTCTGCTCCTAACTTTCAGGTGCAGGCACCAAAAGTGCCGGGAGTTCTTGGCGGTGGCGCGGGAGCCGAGACCGCGACTGCTCCTACCCAACCTGACTTTGGTTTTGACCGTCTTAGCAGAGAGCCTTTCTCCTATGCCAAGGACGTGTACAACACTTATCTCAGCCCCAGCCGTGAAGGCCTTTCCGCTGATGCCGGGATTATAGAAAAGTATGGTCCGTTGACTGCCGTAGGCCTCGGTGCCATGTATGCTGGTGGTGGCTTTGAGCCACAGACAATGAATGCACCTAGTTTTGAACCGGGAGAGGGAGGTCAACGTTTCCTTAATCAAGCCCCCAATCTGTTCTACGTACAAAACCTTCCGGGCGTACGTTACGGTTCTCGCGGAGAGATTATCGGCACGGAACCCTACAATAGGCCTCTTCCAAGCAGAGAGGATATCCTTGTTCCCACTTACAATACCGGTGGTATCGCTGATATTCAGGCGTTCCCGCGCAGGGTCGGTGGTATCTCAGGTCCCGGTACAGAGAAAAGTGACAGCATCCCGGCAATGCTATCCGACGGTGAATTTGTGATGACTGCTCGTGCAGTTCGTGGCATGGGCAACGGTTCAAGGCGGCAAGGGGCCAAGCGCATGTATAAACTAATGGCGATGCTTGAAAAGAACGCATCGAAGGGGGCTTAAGTGGCGGCTAATATCGTCCCATACGCTGGTGGTAATATTGACCTCACGTCCTTTTTTTCGGACAAGGCCGGGAAGCCCCTGACTGGTGCGGCGTATCAAAAAGCCTTAGATACTCTCTCTGTCTTTCAGGCAAATCTTAACCAAGGCAAGGCAACGTCGCTGGCGCTGCCTAACGGCACTACGTATTCATACAGCCCGTCATATGGAAAGGTTTCCGACTTCAGTTTTGGCGTACGGGGCCAAAATTTTTCTGACGCCCAAGGCCTTATCCTTAATAGGCCTGTAGCCCCTCCGCCTCCGCCTCCTCCACCCGGTACGCCCCCGCCTCCCGGAACCTTGACCGGTGCGCCGGTTAATTATCAACCCGTGCCTACTGTTGTTGCTCCGGGGGCTAAAAATGACCGAGCAGGCTCAGTCCAAGAACAAATCGTACGTGAGTCCCCGTATATCGAAGCGGCACGGCTTGGGGCCATGGCGAGTGCCAAGGCACTGGTTGACCAGCCGCTTAATCTCCCGGCTTTTCAGGTAGCAGGGCTTACTGAAAGCCAACAAAACCTGATTAACCAAGGCATTCAAGGTATCGGTGCCTATCAGCCTCTCCTGACTCAGGCCCAACAGAACCTACAGCAATCAATGGATGCCGCTCGCTCGGCCAATATTGCTGACGTTGCTAATGTAGGGGCAAGTAACGTAGCCGCTCCTAGTCTGGCAACGGCGCAGACGAACTACGCGCCCAACTTGCAACAGCAACGCATGGGGCCGGTTTCTGACGTTACGTCACGTGAGGTTCAAGGCGAACGAGTTTCTGCCGCTCAATCCAGCTTTGCGCCCAATTTGCAGAATTTCCAAATGGGCCCCACACAGCAGGTAACTGCCGAGCGGGTGGGGCAAGGAATCGGGGGCCTTGAAGCGGCTCAGACCGGCTTCAGGCCTGACTTGCAGGCCTTTCAAATGGGCCCTGCTGAACGGGTTCAAACGGGCTCTTTTGTTGCTCCGGGAACCGCCGAATCGTACATGTCCCCCTACATCCAAAACGTGCTTCAAAGTCAAATTGCGGAAGCTCGTCGCTCTGATGAGATTGCTCGTCAGGGCCGTGCGGCGCAGGCTGTTGCAGCAGGGGCGTTTGGTGGTACTCGTCAGGCTGTTCAGGAATCAGAAGCGGCCAGAAATCTTGCCCGCCTTGAAGCAGACATCATGGCTCAAGGACTTCAGGGTGCATATGCCACTGCTCAACAGCAGTTCAACGCCGAACAACAGGCACGGTTGGCCGCACAGCAGGCAAATCAGGCCGCAGGGCTCACGGTTGGTCAGCAAAACCTCGCTGCACAACTCGGTACCCAAGAACTGGGTACTCAGGCAGGCCTGCAAACTGCTCTGGCAAACCTGTCTGCGGAACAGCAGGCACGGGTCACCAACCAAGCCATCATGTTGCAGGCTCAAGGCATGAATCAGGACGCTGCGCTACGTGCGGCTCTGTCGAACCAGCAAACCGAGTTTGGTCGCCAACAGCAAAACCTTGCTGCACAGCTTGGCGTTCAGGAACTGGGCACTCAGACGGGTCTGCAAAACGCTCTCGCCAATTTGTCGGCAGAGCAACAGGCACGTGTTGCAAACCAAGCAAATGCTTTGCAAGCACAAGGCATGAACCAAGAAGCCGCGCTGCGTTCTGCTCTGGCCAATCAACAAACGGAATTCAATACTCAGCAGCAAAACTTGGCGGCTGGTCTCAGCGTTCAAGAACTCGGTGCCAATATCGGTCTGCAAACCTCGCTTGCCAATCTGTCCGCAGAGCAACAAGCAAATGTGCAGCAGGCTGCTCTGGCACTACAGGCTAGCGGCATGAACCAAGACGCTGCCCTACGCGCCGCGTTGTCCAACCAACAGACTCAGGCTCAACTGGCAACGGCCAGAGGAGAACTTGGTCTGCAATCGGCTCAACTCCAAGGACAACAGGCTCTTGGTCAGGCTGACCTTGCTAATCTTGGCCAAAACCTGTCGCAGCAGAGTACTCAGTTTGGTATCGGATTGGGTGAGATTCAGCGCGGTATCAATCAGCAAGTACTTGACGCAACAAGAAACACCGCGATGCAAAATACCATGGCTCCGTACCAGCAACTTGGCTTCTACAGTGATATCGTACGTGGTACGCCTAGTGCTCAGTCCACTATTACCGCTACTACTGCCCCGCAGCCGTCCACGGCACAGCAGATTGCTGGTTTGGCAACTACGGCAGTCACTGGTGCTGCGGCGGCAAACAGCCTAAGCAGAGGCATTGGTTCTCTGAGCTAATAAACAGGGGTTTTCATGGAAGACAAGGTTCTCAAACGTGCAATGTTTATGATGCCTCTCAAGTCAGGCACTATGAACAGCGGAATCATGCAGGGTTTTGAAGACGGGGAAGACGATGACGAAGAGGGTATGGACGAGGAAATGTCCTCGGCTGAACTCACTCGTCGTACTCCCCAGTCACCCGAAATCCTGATGAACAACCTCCGTGGTGACATCCGCTCCGTGGATGCGCGGTACGAGGAGCTTGCTCAGATGGTCGGGGACCAAGCTGCAATGGACACTCCGCCGGAAGTGCTTGCACTGCTTCAAGGTCAGATGGGCCAACAGCCGCCGCAAGGTGGTATTGGCGCTCTGCCTCAGGCTCCGCAACCTGCCATGGACCAAGCCGCCGCAGGCGGTGGTATCGCGGAGATGATGCCGCAAGAAGCCGCTCCTCCGATGCCCGCTCCGCAAGAGCAGATGGCCATGCCTCAAGAACCGCTGCCCACGGACCAAGGCATGATGCCTCCCCCGCAAGGTTTTGCGCGAGGGGGCTATGTCCAGCATTTTGCTGATGGGTCAGACGAGTATGGTGTGACCCCAGCGGGGTACAACTCGGGTTTTAATTTCGGCCCCGGCTCCTTTCAGGCCAAGGATGTCGAGGCCGCTAGAAGTCGTTTGTTGAACATGGCCAACAGTGCCCCTATTGCTATTCCTAGTCTGGAGTCTAGGGTTCAGGCGCGTCTCCCCGAATATCGTCGCCTTCTTGGCGTTGACCAAGAGCGTTCGCAAGCCAGAATGCTTCTAGATATTGCACAGGCCGGACTAGCTTTTGCGTCGAATGTGGACCCGGTAACTGGACAACCTATGATGGGTAGCTCTTTTGCCTCCCGTTTGGCACAGGCATCCCGTGCCTTACCCGCAACGCTAAGCGAACGCATGTCTGATGTGGAAAAGGCGGAAAGGGCTGTTTCTCTTGCCGCGATTCAGGCGGGTGAAAAAGACATTGAAGCGGCACGTGCCTCTCAACTTAAGATGGCAGACATTGAGCGGGATGCGCTGTCAGCTATCGTCCGGGCCGGTAGTAATCCGTTCAAGGCTTTTGCTACGATGAAAGACATCGATGTGATGTCGATGCTTGCTCCGGGCTACAAGGACGGCACGTTGAACGAAGATGGCCGACGCTTCTTTGAAGCCCGTGTTCAAAACTACGTTCAACCTGAGTATATTCAGACTACTGACCCCGTGACCGGTAACATTTCTGTGCGAGAAAAGCGCAACGAGCTTCCGAAGTTTGTAAAAGATGCGCTTGACATTGGCAAGGACAAAATTCCAAATGTCGTCGCCGAAACCCAGCCGGTAGAACCCGCCACCACAGGAGCAGCTTCGGCCACTGAACGCGGAGCAGTTGCTGCCCCTGAGTCGCAAACCACGGGTCCGGGAAAGAAGACTATTTGGGAAATGGCGTCTGACTTTACGGGCCCTGTGCCATCACTCAGCACTTCTACGCTTTTGCGTCCCTTCACGGCAGAGTCTGATGTTGGCCGTCGCCAACAAGAGACTAGGTCTTATGTGGATTCAGCCGTACGAAACCTAATCAAAAACCTGCAAAGCAACCCTCGGTATCCTGAGGGTGAGCGTAAGGCAATTGAAAAGGAATTGGACATTGGTACCAATTTCTGGGACTCTACTTCCGCTATGCGGAATCGCCTGAAGGGTATAGACAGCTTCTTGCTCAAGCGACAGGAAGAGGCTGACGCTGGTGGTGTTAATGACTCCTTGCCCAAAGAGACACGCCAACAGTATCGTAGCGTTGCAAATGAACTTCGTAAGTTTAGAGAAATACTGATGCCCCCCAAAGTGACCACCATGGACGAAGTTGAAAGACTTCCCTCTGGTACCACTTTCTTCTGGACCGATGGTAGCGTACGAAGGAAAAAGTAATGGCTGAAAAGGCTCTGTCCATTGATGACCTTTCTGCTCCCGTAGAGGGGCCCACTTCGTCTCTTCCAGTAAGGGCAGCGGAAGAAACGGGAACTCTATTGGGTTCCCTTGGTGTACCTGAGCCAGTAAAGGAAATGGGGTTAGGTGCTGCCTCAGGATTTACGACCACTGCGCCTCCTGTAGCTGGGGCCGCCATGGGCATGAAACTTGGCGCACCGCTAGGGGGACCCGGCGTTGTTGTCGGGGGACTATTGGGTGCTGGCGCAGGTTATCTTGCTAGCTCCGAGCTACAGAAGCTCATACCCGGACTGTCACGTGAGGACCTAGCGCCCTATCGTGCAGGTGGTGTCACCTTCGGTGAATCTATTGGTTTTGCTCCGCTGGCCTTTGGTATTCCACAGATGACGGGCAACCGTGTTTCACGGTTCATTTCCGGTATCGGAGAAAGTGCTCGTCGTAGGCCAGTTGCTTTTACCGCTGCGGAAACAAGTTCTGCTGTTGGAGCAGGTACGGGGGCTCTTCTCGCTGAAACGTATGCCCCCGGTGATGCTGGAACTAAAGCAGGGGCCGAAATACTTGGGGGATTCATGTTCCCCGGTAGGTTGTTCATCAATGCCACCTCGACAGCACTTGATGCGGTTAGTGCAATCAAGGGCACCGTCACGGAAGGTGCTCGTGAGGGTCGCGCAGCAGACAGAATTAAAACCATCATTGAAGAAAACGGGGAAGACTGGCAGGCGATCGCCCGCGCTCTTGAGCGTCCTTCTCCACCGGGAGTAAAGCCTACTGCCGCTCAAAAAGTTGGTGCTGCAATGCCGGGTGGCAGTGTGGCTTTGTCTGCGCTTGAAACAAGCCTCGCCCGTGGCAACGCAAAGTTTGGTGCCGAAACCATTGAGCAAGGTCTTCTTGCCATGCGGGGCTATCAATCCCTCATTCGTAATCTTGAGGACGTGGGCAACCCGGAAGCACTGCGTAGAGCAGCAGAGTTGCGGGACACTTGGTTCAAAAACCTAGTTGATGGCCGTTTGGCGCTGGCCGATGCAGAGGCAGCAGACAAGATTCGCCGTATCTCGAAGGATACACCTCAGTCTCGTGTTCAAATTGGCGAAATTGTCAGAGATGAAACCATGGGGGCTCTGCGTGAGGCCCGTGATTATGAGAAGCAGCTTTGGCAAGAGGCCTACCGAGATTCGTTTAAGGTTACTCGTGCTGGTGAGGTTGTAGCACGTACCTTGAAACCCAAGAACACGCTGCGTACCTATTTGGGCGTTGTCTCGGAAAAAACACCCGAGTTCATGGGGGAAATCTCTGCCCCATTAAGGGCCGTGATGAACCGTCTCGGTGCAACCGACGAGGTGTTGCGGGCCTACAAGAACGGAAAGATGTCCCGTGAGTTTCTTGAGACCGGAGAGATACCTCCCACCACACTCAGAAAAATCACTGGTAAAGAGACTACTGTTTCTGACCTGATTAACATCAGAAGTGACCTGCTTGGCCTTGCACGAGACGCTGCCGGAAAGGGTGATGTGTCAAATGCTTCTCTATACGGTAAGTTGGCAGAATCCGTACTGGATGACATGGCCTCACTGAACACTGCTGGTTATGACCGTGCACGGATGTTTTCCCGTGCACTTAATGACTCTTTCACCCGCACATTTGCTCGTGATGTAACTGCGGTCGTAAAGAGTGGGGCGGAAAAAATTCCGGCGGAAGTTTTGGTCACACGTGCCTTTGGCCGAGACGCGGACACCGTGGCGCTTCGTATGACGGATATCGAAGACGCGGTTAATCTGCTACGCAAAGAGTATGACGCAGTTGCTAAGAATTTCGGCCCTGATAGCCGTAGAGCAAAAGACCTTCTTCCGCTTGCAGAGCTTGCGGACACACGTGTTGCTTCTATACGAGATGCTCAGGAACGAGTACTTCGTCTTGCTGCGGCTAAGTCGGTTGACCCCACGACGGGTCGGCTAAATGCAACGGCTTTGACAAAGTTTGTTAATGACAACCGCACCATGCTTGACCGTTTCGGGATTACAGCCGACCTCGAAAACGCTACCCAAGCAGAAAACATGTTTCGTGCTATCAACGACAGCACGAGTGCAATCAATCGAACTCTTGGTAAACAGACTACCTTTGCCCGTGTCTTGAAGTTTGAAAATCCCACGGCTGCGATTACGGATGCCATTAACAGTCGAGCCCCAGCCAAGAACTTTAGCCGACTGGTTAAGTTTGCTCAGTTGGGTGGTTCTAATGCGGTGGACGGTCTTAAGTCCTCTGTCTTTGACTACGCGTACATTAAGGCCGGTGGCGATACGGGGTTCAATGTCACTGCTTTTGAAAAGGCGCTTTTCCAGCCAGTAGGTCCCGGAAAGCCTTCTTTGGTGGGCATGCTCCGTGAAAATGGAGTGATGTCTTTCTCGGAGGTAAAAGACCTTCGCCGTCTAATCACTCCGATGAAGCGTGTTGAAAGTGCCATGGGCAATCGCCGCATGCTGGAAGAGGTTTTGTCTGGCGCTGACGCAGCCACAGAACTTGGTCTGCGCGTTGTGGGTGCCAAAATCGGTACTGGATTGAGTGAAGCAGTTGGGGGAGGCGGTAACTCGCTGATTGCTGCGGCTGCGGGTTCTAAGGCAGTGCGTCAGATTTTTGACAAAATGCCTAACTTTATGACCCGTAACATCATCGAAAACGCAGCCAAGGACCCCCAACTAATGGCACTTCTCTTGCGTAAAGGGGCTACTGAAAGAGAACGTATTAAAATCGCTCGTTCCCTTCATGGTTACCTTGGTGCAGCCGGTCTTAACTACGCAACCTTTGAAGAACCTCCTCTTCCCCCAGAAGAACAACGGCCTCGCGGTACTCCCATGACCATGCTTCAACGTCAGTACCCGAGCACGAAGGGGGTTCCGTCGATGAGTGCCCCGGCTCAGGGTCAACCGCCCGCTGCCCCCGGACCACAATCCGCTGCTCCCGGAGCAGCCCGAGCACAGCTTGCGGCCTTGTTCCCTAACGATACCCTGTCAGGGCTCATTTCTGCTCAAAACCAGCCCCAAATGCCCCAATAAAATCAAGGACTTAGGGGAACATGCCCCTAGGACCGCGTATGAGGCCCTATACGGGCCTCTCTTTTTGGGTGATACCTGAGGCTCACCTACTCTGCCATAGCGTCAGGTTTTTCGCTTTGTGAGACGAACTTTTCGACCCTTGCCAACCATTGGGCCTTGTACGACTCAAATTCTCGCCCGCAAGTGATGAACTCCTCGGTGCCTCCCTGCTGAGAAGCCATAAGAACCACCCCGGTATTGATTTCAGTACCGTGGACAATGTCATGCGCTAGGGCGTAAGCGGCCAGTTGGTGGAAGTAGTCTTCAATCCACTCCCGCTTCTTCATCTTGTTGGTCTGCTTGAAGTCGATGATGCAGGGCTTGCCTCTGTACACCCCGACCAAGTCGGTGGTCCCTGCATACTTCTCCGGGTAGTACAGCATGACTTCGCTGCCCCATATCTCTGACAGGTGCTCGAAGTAGGTATTGACGATGCGGTACCCCATTTCGTAGCCCTTGCACATGAGCCAGTTCTTCGGAGGCGGGAGTGACCGACCAAGGACCATACGTTCAATGACGGAGTGGAGATGCGTTCCGACAATCGACGCGTCGTTCTTAATCTTGTCTGCCTGCTCTTGGCCCACGCGCTTGACCCAGTCATCTAGATGACTTTGGTCTTTTGTACCAGACAGAATAGTGGTGACACTTGGCAGGCGGGTATCGCCATAGACATACTTGCGCCCACCCTCCCCATCCACTCTGGTCAGGGGCTCGTACTTGTACTTGCGCTTAATCAGGCCCTGAATCAAATCAACCATTGCTTGAATTCCTCTCCCAGTACCTGACTGGCGATATTGATTTTGCTGCGAAGTGCCTTGACAATGTGTTCGTCCACCGTGCCGGGGGTCAAGAGGTCTACGTAGGTGACCTTTGATGTCTGACCGATACGATGTGCACGGTCTTCTGATTGCAGTCGGACTTCGAGGTCAAAGCTATTACTAAAATAGATGACAAGGTTAGCCGCCGTAAGCGTAAGGCCGTATCCACCTGTACGGGGCTGACCGACGAAAAACCGCAACTCACTGTCGGGGTCTTGGAAGGCTTCGACGATGCGACTTCTGTCTTCCGCTTCCGTCTCTCCGTAGTAGGCGGCGACGGAGTTCATGCCGTACACCTTCTGGATGGCGAGTTTTATCGCTTCGATATCATGCCGGTAGTTTGCCCAGATGATGGCCTTGCCGCTCGACTCGTCGAGGACTGCCATCAACTCCTTGACCCGATTGTTGGGGAGTTCGACCTCCCGCCCATCGTCCAGCCGGGTATGACCGCAGACAATCTGGTGCAGACGCATCAGTTGGGTCAACGCATTGTTTGTACTGACTAAACCGTTGTCCAACTGAGCAAGCGCCATGCTCTTCATCTGACTGTAGGCCTTTGCCTGTTCGTCGGTCAGTTCGACATGGCGGACGGTGTAGATTTTATCCGGTAGGTCCAGACACTCTTCCTTGGTAACACGAAAGGAGAACTGGCCAAGCTTTTCCTGTAGCTCATCAAGTCTGCGATAGCCGACAATCTGCTTGAAGGAGTGGGAGGCAAGATGCCGTTCTTGCGTCACGGCATACCGTGCTTGGAAGGCGTAATAACTAGCCGCGTCCAGACAATCCGGGCTCAAGAACTCACACTGGGAGTACAAGTCGAGCGGTGACTTAGTGACCGGGGAGCCTGTGGCAATCCTCCTGTACCGTGCACCACGGCCCACTTTCACGAGGGACTTTGTACGTTTGGCGGTTGGGTTCTTGATGGTGGTGCTTTCGTCCACAATCATCATTGCCTGCGTAGCATTTAGGAACCGCTTCGCAAACTGTACACCCTTGTCAGTAGAGAACGCCTCGACGTTCATCACCAGAATCTTCAGGTCATCTGTCTGGCTGAACACGTGGTCTAGTTCTTCTTTCTCTTTGCGCTTCGGGCTCGGGCTCCAACAAGCCATCCTTTTAGGGATGTGGTCAGGCAAGTGCTTTGGTATTTCTGAGGTGTACCAATTTCGGTATACCCCCTTTGGTGCAATCACCAAGATGGCATCGATGCGCCCCTTGTCGTACAACATGGCCGCATTGTTGATGAGCATGAAGCTCTTTCCGGTACCCATCTCAGCGAAGATGGCGGATACATCGTGCTCCCAGAACCGTTGCAGGTAAGCTGCTTGGTGTAGGAACGGCTTGTTTTTAAAGGGGTACTTCGTCAAAAACCAGTCTGTCATGTGACTATCCTTTCTTTTGTACTTGCATCCCAACGGGACAATGTGCATACTACCAGCACTTTCGAGAAAGGAGAACACATGCCGAAAGTTTTTGTGGTTCAAGAAATGCCGCAACACAACATCTCTTCCGCACTCAAGTACGGTGAGATTGATGTCCTTCTACCCGGTAACACGCAAGTCGCTTTCAGTCTTGCACCAGTTGTTCGTCGCTTACGTCGTAAGCTTCGTGACTACAAGGACGGCGACTGGTTGCTGTTGACGGGTGACCCAGTTGCGATTGGCTTGACATGTGCCATCGCTTCTGCTTTTAATGGTGGACGGTTTCAATGTTTGAAGTGGGATAGGCGGGACAACTGCTACATCCCAGTTACTTGTGATACCACACAGAAAGGAGAATTTGATGAGTGAAATCAATAGCTTGTTTGAGGTAGATGCTGGCGCATTGACCATCAACGATGACCACCTGTCTAGCATCGCTTCGATGGCTAAACGTGCCAAGGTCCTTGAAAAGGAGATTGAGGAACTTGAGTCGGTGGCCAAGGAGCGTAAGGACCAACTGCGTAAGCTGTTGGAAGAGTCCATCCCCAACATGTTGGGTGAACTGGGCATGAAGTCCTTCAAGATGGCTGACGGTTCAAGCATCGAGGTCAAGCCGTTCTACTCGGCTAGCATTAGCGAAGAACGCCGTGCCACAGCCTTCGAGTGGCTGCGTCAACATGGCTATGATGACATCATCAAGAATACGGTTTCCGTTCGGTTCGGGCGTGGTGAAGACGAACTGTGCGGTGGCCTACTGAACCAACTTCGTGAGCAAGGCTATCCTGTCGAGCAAACGGAGAAGGTCGAACCCCAAACCTTGAAGGCTTGGGTTCGAGAAATGGTGGAGCGTGGGGTGGAGTTTCCCACCGACACGTTTGGCGCGTACATCGGCCAAAAAGCCACCATCAAGTCTGCTTAATCACTAACCAAGGACCAAGAATCATGGCTAAGAACGATACGGCTGTTGCCGTCGCGGGTAAAACCGCTCTCGCTGTCGCTTCCATCTTCGAGGAAGATGCCCATAACGGTTTCGAGAACATGGGTCAGGAGGACTTTGCCCTCCCGTTCCTGAAGCTCTTGACCAACACCTCCCCTGAAGTCGGTGAGGTGGATGGGGCAAACCCCGGTGCCATTATGAACACGGTGACGAACCAGTGTTATGACGGCAAAAAGGGTGTGGTTGTCCTTCCGTGTGCTTACGTTCGTCAGTACATCGAATGGGCTCCGCGTGGCTCTGGTAGTGGTGCACCGATTGCCATTCACCCGGCAACCAGTGACATCCTGTCCAAGACTCACCGTGAACCCGGTGACAACAAGGACTACCTCGACAACGGCAACTACATCGAAAACACTGCCAACCATTACGTCATGCTCATCAACAGCGAGGGTGCGCCTGAACCGGCACTCATCGTGATGAAGTCCACTCAGCTTAAGAAGTCGCGCAAGTGGAACAGCATGATGATGTCCGTCAAGCTGATGGGCGCGAATGGTGCGTACACCCCTCCTATGTATAGTCAGATGTACCGTCTGACCACGCTTGCAGAGTCGAACGACAAGGGCAAGTGGTACGGCTGGGAAATTGAGCGCATCGGCAGCGTCGAAGATGTTAATCTGTACCAAGCAGCAAAGGCGTTTGCTACTCAAATCAACAGCGGTGCGGTTAACACCAAGCACCAGTCTGATGACCCGGTAGCAGAACACACGCCGTTCTAAGCAAGGGGGCCCTCCGGGGCCCCTTCTTGACTTACCCTATGGTATAGAAATGGATATTTCACGCTTCAAATCTATCTTTGAAGGTCTGGACATTGCTTACGGCACCTACAAGATTGAGAAATCTCGGGGTGATGGGAAGCAGGCAGGCAAGGCAATGGTGGTTCGCCAGCCGCCAACAGATGACCTTTGGAAGAAACACTTAGAAGGCGTTGAACCTTCTCTTGGCATCATCCCCATCCGTGCTGATAACACGTGCATCTGGGGTGTGATTGATATCGACCAATATCCTATAGACCACAGGGGTCTTGTGGATAAGCTGCGTAAACTGAATCTGCCCTTGGTGGTATGCCGGAGCAAGAGCGGCGGTGCCCATTGCTTCTTGTTCACCAAGTCGCCTGTGCCTGCAATCGACATGCAGACCTATCTGCGTAATGCAGCCGCATTACTTGGTGAGGCAGGCCGGGAAATTTTCCCCAAACAGGCAGAGATTCTGGTCGAGCGTGGCGACACTGGTAACTTCTTGAATCTGCCTTACTTTGCAGGTGATAACGGCACACGTTATGCCTTCAAAGATGACGGCACCGCTGCCAGTCTGGAGGAGTTCTATGCTCTTTACGACCAATATTCCGTGGATGGAATACCTGACATTCCGGATTCTCCCAAGGTGGGAGAAGTACCCATCATTGATGGGCCACCGTGCCTTCAGGCCCTATGTACCCAAGGATTCCCGGAGGGAACCCGCAACAACGGGCTCTTCAACATCGGCGTCTATCTGAAGAAAGTCTTCCCTGTTGGTTGGGAAGACAAACTCATGGAGCATAACTTCAAGTATTTTCACCCTCCCTTGGGGATGAGTGAGGTCAACTTGCTGGTTAAGCAGTTGGCTAAGAAGGAATACTTGTACAAGTGCAAAGACGCGCCCATCAACAGCTTCTGCAACTCGGGGCTTTGCCGCACTAGGCGGTATGGTGTCGGCACTAATGGGCCTGATGCTCCGGCAATAACAAGCCTGAGTAAGTATAACAGCGACCCTCCTCTCTGGTTCTTGGACGTGAATGGACGACGTATCGAACTTGATACAGATAGCCTGCACAACCAGCATCTGTTCCAGAAGGCTTGTGTCGAGAAACTGAACATCCTCCCGCCTTCGGTTAAAAAGAACGACTGGGAGTCGCTGCTAAATGCACTCTTACGTGAGATGGTCGAGCTTGAAAAAATCCACGAGGCCTCTGAAGACATCTCTATTGTTGGTCGGTTTTATGAGCTTCTCGAGGAATACTGTACGCATCTACAACAGGCCATGGACAGAGATGAGCTTTTGCTAGGCCGTCCGTGGACTAGTGAAGAGGATGCAATGACCTACTTCAGGCTCAAAGATTTTGAGCTACACCTGAAACGTAGCAACTTCTCTGGCATGACTTCTCCCCAGATGGCCAACCGTTTGCGGGACCTGAGTGCTGAACCAATTAGCCTTTTCATTAAAGGCAGGACCGTACGCTGCTGGAGAGTCCCGGCATTTAAGAAGCAAGACTCTCCCTTCACTACCCCGGCTCAAAGAGACAGGAGTCCGTTCTAATGACTAACGACATCCATCCGCTAGCAGCGGAGCCTGAAGATGCTCCGCTTCTTACTATTGACGGCTTTGAAGAAGCCCTACTAGGCGTTTCCTGTATGTGGGACGGTCACGGTAGGGTCTATCGGCTTGTTTATGACGGCCTGAAGATGGTTGACATCCTCATGTCTGACGAAGAAACAAGCGAGGAAGATGCTTACGAATACGTGACCTACAACTGCGAGGGGTGGTACATGGGTCCGACCACACCAATTATTGTCTGGCCATATCATGGCGAAAATACTTAAGGTCTTTGGACCTCCGGGCACAGGGAAGACCACGTTCTTGTTGAACAAAGTTCAACAAGAGATGGAGCGTGGAGTACCTTCTAACCAAATAGGTTATTTTTCCTTCACGCGAAAAGCGGCTGGAGAGGCAAGGGATAGAGCGATTGTTAAGTTTCCAGAACTTAACGAAAAGACCGACTTCCCTTACTTCAGGACCCTGCATAGTCTTGCCTTTAGGCAGTTGAATGTCAGCGCAAAAGACATGATGCAGGCGGAACACTTTTCTGAGTTTGCCAAGAAAGTGGGCATACAGATTTCTGTGTCTGCTGAAGATGAGGACATGTTCCTACGGGCAGACAACCCTATCCTTAACGAAATAAACCTAGCTCGTATCAAGGGGATGGACCTTCGTACTCACTACAACCAGTCGGCCATCGGCATTGAATGGTTTCATCTGGAGTATGTAGAACGGGCCTATCGTCAATACAAGCAACAGCACCTGTTACTCGACTTTACTGACTTACTAGAGTTGATTGTTGACGAACCCGATCGACTGCCGCACTTAGAGACGGTGATTATCGATGAGGCACAGGACCTTAACCGCCTTCAATGGGTGATGGTCGAGGAACTGGCTAAGCGTTCCAAGTACGTTTTCATTGCGGGGGACGACGACCAAGCACTATTCACTTGGGCCGGGGCTGATGTGAACAGCTTCCTATCTATCGAGGGAGACATCAAGGTCCTCGATAAGTCCTACCGAGTGCCTTCCTCTGTTCACGAACTGGCTGACCGTGTGGTCAAACGAATACACGGCAGACAGCCAAAGATATGGAGCCCAAGAGACTTTGAGGGCTCCGTCTTTTTCTACAACAAGTTCCACGATGTCGGCGTGTCAGAAGGAAACTGGCTAATTCTGGCCAGTACAAACTACATGCTGAATGACGTTTGTCCGTGGCTCAAGGAACAAGGACTTCTGTTTGAACGGTATGGACATCGTTCCATACCAGAGTCTGTCACTAATGCTGTTCGCTCATGGGAGACACTCCGTCGAGGAGACTCCATTCCATACGAAGCGGTCAAGCTGGTGTACAAGTATTTAGGCGGGGAGTTTGTGGCCAGAGGCCACAAGACACTTTTGGGAATCGACACGGAAAAGCTGTACAACATGGATTCCTTGAAGCAAAGTCACGGCCTGCTTACTGATGACATCTGGCACCGCGCCCTTACAAAGGTATCCGAAGATAAAAGAGAGTACTTAATCGCCATGCTAAGGCGAGGAACAAAGATTACTTCAGAGCCAAAAATAAAACTGTCCACCATACACGGGGCTAAGGGTGGAGAAGCAGACAATGTCCTACTCATCACCGACCTTAGCCCTAAGTTTGCACGGGACTACGGCAAGAACTCAGATGACGTGAACAGAATGCTTTACGTAGGAATCACCAGAGCTAAGCAAAGCCTTCATCTGGTCAGACCAACCAACCTTACACAGGGCTTTCGTATATGAAAAACACTCCCATGTTTACTCGTCAAGTAGAGTGGGTATCTCCAGATGTCTTCCCTGACCTGTCGCAGGCGGAAGAGATTGCAATCGACTTGGAAACGCGGGATGATAACCTCAAGAACTTCGGCCCCGGTTGGCCACGTAAAGACGGATACATTGTAGGTTTCGCAGTCGCGGCGGACGGCTATAAGGGGTATTTCCCTATCCGCCACGGGGGCGGGGGCAATCTAGACGAATCCATGGTCAAACGCTGGATTGCCTCCGTCTTACGTTTACCTTGCCCAAAGATTATGCACAACGCCGCCTACGACTTGGGCTGGCTGTTAGCAGAAGGCTTCGAGGTCAACGGCACCATCTACGATACGATGCTTGCCGCCCCGCTTCTAGACGAGAATCGCTTCAGCTACAGCCTGAACGCACTCGGCTACGACTACCTTCAAGAGACCAAGTCCGAGCAGGCCCTGCGAGACGCGGCAGAGGACTTCGGGGTGGATGCCAAAGGTGGCCTCTGGCAACTCCCCGCCATGTACGTCGGTGCTTACGCCGAGCAAGACGCTGCGCTGACCCTGAAACTATGGCAGCACCTTAAGGTATTGATTCGTAAGGAAGAACTCGAGAGTATCTTCTCGCTTGAGACTGAACTGCTGCCAATCCTGATTGGTATAACTTATCGCGGCATCCGCTTTGATAGGAAAAAGTGTGAGCAGTTGATTGACGAGTTGCAGAAGAAGGAGCGCGAGGCGGTCAAGAAAATCAAGGAATTGTGTGGTACCGACGTTGAGGTCTGGGCCGCTGCCTCTATTGCCAAGGCCTTTGACAAGCTTGACATCCCCTACCCCAAGACCGAGACCGGCAAGCCTTCTTTCACGAAGTCCTTCCTAGACACACATAGCCACCCGATTTCAAAGCTAATCGTGGAGGCCCGTGAACTGAACAAGACTCACGGAACATTCCTTTTGCCTTATCTGGATTACTCTGCAAAAACAGGGCGCATCCACCCGCACATCAATCAGCTTCGCTCCGACAGTGGTGGCACAGTGACGGGCCGTTTGTCTATGGCTAGCCCTAACCTCCAGCAAGTGCCTGCACGGCATGAAGTCATTGGACCCATGGTCCGGGGCCTTTTTCTACCTGAGGAAGGTCAGTTGTGGGCGGCTAACGACTTCTCTTCCCAAGAACCACGACTCTTGGTTCACTACGCTACCCTTGTTGACCTACCGGGTGCGTCAGAGATGGCGGCGGTGTATAACGAAAACCCCCGTACCGACTTCCACCAGATGGTGGCAGACCTTGCCGGTATCCCGCGTAAACAGGCTAAGGTCATCGCACTCGGTCTGATGTACGGCATGGGGAAGGGCAAGCTTGCCGCTTCGCTAGACCTATCGGCAGAAGAGGCATCAGAACTGATTGCCAAGTTTCACAGCAACGTCCCGTTCCTCAAGGGCACCATCAATGCCGTTATGAAGCGCATTGAGCACCCCGCGTCGAACGGCAGTATCCGCACCCTGCTTGGTCGGCGTTGCCGCTTCAACCTTTGGGAGCCCATGGAGTTCGGCATCAACAAGGCCCTCCCGCGAGAACAAGCCGTACTCGAGTACGGCCAACGCATCAAGCGGGCCTATACCTACAAGGGCCTCAATCGACTCATCCAAGGGTCTGCTGCTGACCAGACCAAGGCCGCTATGGTGGCCTTGCACAAGGAAGGCTTCAGCCCTATGCTTCAGGTCCACGACGAAATCGCCATCAGCGTCGCGTCGAAGGAGGAAGCAGAAAGGGCTTCACAAGTGATGCAAGATGCGGTAAGGTTAGAAGTACCTAGTGTGGTTGACGTTGAAATCGGACCTACATGGGGTGATGCCAAGTAGGTAGAAAGGAGAGAAAGTGATAGAGATTGCTGATGTTTCAGTCAATCTACCTGTAGAGGTGGAGTATCAGGTAACGGATGATGAAGTGTTCATACATCGTGTATTTGTTCGTTCTGGCGGTAGCCGTCTGGAAGTTACGGACCTACTTACGCCGGATGACTGGCACGAGGTCCTATACACCATCCATAGTGAATACACCAGATAGGAGAAAGAAAGTGAGCCTTATAGCTTCTTTGTTTTCAAAGCAAGAACTTGAAAAGTCTGCCCCTTTTTCTAGCCGGGAACTGTACGATGAACTGTACGGCGAACAACTCAGAAAGAGAGTCGAAGAATTACGCTCCATTGGGCGTTATCTGCCAGAAATGAAAAAGCCACATTGGAGCCAAAGGAACTTAGGTAAATGAGCGACAAGGTTAATCACCCCTCTCATTACACTCAAGGCAGCATCGAATGTATCGAAGCCCTTGAGGCGTTGACCACGGGTCTTGACGGATACGAGGGCTACCTTGTGGCCAGTAGTGTCAAGTACCTATGGCGGTGGAAGTTCAAGAACGGACTTGAGGACCTGAACAAGGCCAAGTGGTTCTTGGACCGACTCATCTCCCATGTGGAGGACGAGACATGGAAAAAACGAATCACGGACGGTACGTCGTAAGCGATGAGCTTGGACCCATCAGGACCTTCTGGACAAAAAAGGAGGCCCTGAGATGGGTGCAATCTCGGGATGATTGTACCTTGTTAGAAATGCCCAAAGCAAAGCCGCCAAGCATTTGGGAGGACTTTGAACCGGCGGTGTTTTAGGAGAAAGCGATGACGTGGAATGAACTGTTGCGGGCGGTAGACGAGTGGGCCGAGGGCCGCGGTATCTTTAATGGCTCCAATCCTCAGGCACAACTGTTGAAAGCCGTTTCGGAACTGGGCGAATTGTGCGATGCTGAAATCAAAGGCTATGTGGATGACCAACAGGATGCCGTTGGTGATGTTCTTGTTTGCCTTATCATTTACTGCGGCATGAAGAATTACGACATGAAGCGTTGCCTTGAACTCGCGTACGAAGAAATCAAGAACCGCAAGGGCAAGATGGTTGCCGGTGGTGCTTTCGTAAAGGAGACTTAAGATGAAGTTTCAACTGTACAAGTATTACGGTAACGATGAGGGTATCCACGAAAAGGACCTTCAGCTTTTCCGCATTGGGGACCATTGGTTGTTTGATTTCAACTTCTACAAAGGTCGATTCAAGTCCTACGGTCTGGACGTGCATTTCAATCCCATGTATCCCCTGAACGACCTGTTCTCCGTTCGCATTCATTGGTGCCACCATAGCGTTTCCTTCGGGTTCGTACAGCGTGACTTTTGTTTCGATGAGTGGGATGACCTGATTGACCTCGACACGGAAATCAAACTATGAAGGTCCGTGAATACACCGTGATGCTTGAGGCTGTGGAGCGAGGTGTACGTCACGGCCTTAATCGGTACAACAAGCACCGGGATATCCCTGTCGGGGAAGACCCTGACTTTGTTGAGGACCTTGTCAACGCAGTTATGATGGAGGTCAGCGACTATTTCATCTGGGAGGATGTGGAAGATGAAGCATGAACGTCAAGCCGCCTTCGACGATTGGTGGGTGGACCCAAAGAATGAGGCCCTTCGTTTCACTCCAACGGAAGTATGGGACGCTGCATGTGAGTGGATGAAGGAAGAACTGGTCTGGCGTATTGAACAATGCGTGGAGAAGGCAGAACTATGAACGACAATCGACCCCGGCTTGATGATTGGGCCCTTCCGCTTCACCGTATCAACAGGTTTGAACGTGAAGCTCAGGACGCATTCAACGGCAAAGATTATGTGAAGGCGGAGCAGTCTTTGCGTAAGATTATGGTTGAGGCTCGATACGCCGTTGAGTTTGCTCAGCGAAAGATTTACGGTGAGGTCCCGCCATGGGACTGAGCCCTTTCGAGGAAAAGATGTTTAGCCTCATCTTCGGTAGTGCTCCTGTGGATTACTCTGAGGAAATTGAAGCAAACTGCATGGCCCACGGACCAAGGACCGGAGAAACAAATGGCAAGGAACAGAAAGGTCGAAGAGATTCTGGAGAGCGCACTCTCTCAGACCAAGGTTGAGGCAGTCCTTCAAGAGGCCTCGACGCTTTCAGATTTGGTGGTAATTGGTTTTAACGAAGAAGGGGAGATGTCTTTGTACAGCACCCTGACGGAAGGTCCGCAGATTCTGTGGGCGATTGAACTGGCGAAGAGCCAGATTTTGGAGATGGGTCAACCGACAGATGACTAGCAATACACCTGTTCCCGGCTCTTTTGCCGACAAACTTAAGCAAGCCCTCCAGAACAAGGAGAAGAAGCGATGAGTGATTTTATGCAACGTCAGATTGAGATTAGCCACGAGCTAGTCCGTCTGATGAACAGAGAACACGAAGAACGAAGCACCATGTTCCAACACCTTCAAAGTCAACTGGACGCGAAGGACCGCGTCATCCAGAAACTCGAAGCGACCATAGAGGCCATGCAGGTCCTCAGTCATGGAAAATAACCCCGACAAATGGACTGAACGGATGGCCATGTGGGTGTTACTCCTCTCATGGCTTTCGATTGCAGCAGTAATCCTCATCCTTCTTTTTCAGGAGGACAGCAATGCTGCTGAGATGGGGGCCACCCTAGACGGTGGCGCAAAGGTGAGGCTGATGAACCGCCCCTGCCACTT